TGGTGAATTAAAGGATATATGCTCTTTCCCACAAGATTTTATTTTAACTGGTACGTATATGGATAAAGCAGAAAGGCTAGGAAGAAGTGTGCCACCTGTTATGATGATGAATATTGTTAAAACATTACGAAAGGCAATTTTTGATGAAGATACCTAAAGTTTGGACATTTAAGGATAAAGAGGTTGCTATTAATTTTGATAAGCATGTTAGAGAACAGTTGCCTTGGTACGACTTTGCAACAGATAGCATTGTACACATAGCAAGACATTATATTCAAGAAAATGGCTTAGTATATGATTTAGGAGCAAGTACAGGTAATATTGGAAATGCTTTAGAGCCTATCTTAAAAGAAAGAAAAAGCGATTTTATTGCAATAGATAATAGCGCCGAAATGGTTGCACTCTATAAATGTAAATACGGAAAAATTATTTGCCAAGACATTAAAGATTATCGTTACGAAAACTTTGATTTCTGTACATTGTTTCTTACTCTAATGTTTGTTAACCCTAAAGACAGGGAAAGATTACTAGATAGCTTATACGAGAATTTATCGGAAGGTGGTGCAATTATAATCTTTGATAAGGAGATAAATTGTGAGGGTTACTTTGGTGTTGTTAATTATAGGCTTAATTTATTAGAGAAAATAAAAACAGATACCGATTACGGCGAAATTATAGAAAAGGAATTAAGTTTGGCTGGTATACAAAGACCAATAGAGAAAAAGTTATTAAAAAAATACAAAGCAAAGCTTTTTTTTAAATTTTCTAACTTTGTAGGCTACATTATAGAGAAATAATTGAAATTTTTTTATTTTTACTTTATAAAAGGTATATATGCCAAAAATAGTAAAGAAAACAGACGAAAATGCAAGAATGGTAACTAATTTATCAGGCTTTGGTATACCACACGAACAAATATGCGCAATATTAAATATTTCTAAACCTTCCTTATATAAATATTATCAAGATGAATTATTAAAAGGTAAGGCACAAGCAAATGCAAAAATATCTGAAAATCTTTATAAAATAGCAACTGGTTCTGGAAGGGAAGCAGTTACGGCATGCATTTTTTGGTTAAAGACACAATGTAATTGGACTGAAAAACAGGTGCTAGAAGTAAGAGATGATACAGAGCAAGATGATAAATTTAGAAAACTCATCAACGACATTCAAAGAGTTAAACTTTCAGAAGAAGATAGCAACAAACCTACTCATTGATTGGTTTTACAAAGCTAGAAAAAACCAAATTGTTACTGATGAAAACGAATATAATATCCATTTATTCTTAGCTGGTCGTGGCTGGGGTAAGACCTTAACTGGCGCATGGGATATAGTTAAATATGCTTTATGTTACCCAAATGTCCTTTGTGGTGTAGTAGCACCAACATATTCAGATTTAAAAAGAGTTTGCTTTGCTGGTGAGTCAGGTCTTCTAGGTATAATTGATAAAGGCTTATTAAGTGATAGTGGCTATAATAAATCAGCAAATGAAATTGAATTTTTTAATGGTAGCCGAATTATAGGCTTCCCAGCAATAGAGCCAGACCGACTAAGAGGGGTACAGTTCCACAGGGTCTGGTGTGATGAGTTAGCATCTTGGCGATATAGAGAAACATTTGATAATTTAATTATGGCATTAAGACTTGGGGAAAACCCTAAATGTGTTATTACCACTACACCTAGACCAACAGAAATTATTAAAGAATTAGCAATAAGAAGTGATACTAAGGTGATTAAAGGTAATACATTTGAAAATGTAGATAATCTAGCACCCAGTGCAATTAAAATGCTAAAAGAAAGATACGAGGGTACAAGACTTGGTAGGCAAGAATTATATGCAGAAATATTAGAAGATATAGAAGGCGCATTATTTAAACAAGATAATATTGACCAAAATAGAATAGAAGAAATACCAGATATGCAAAGAATTGTGGTTGCGATTGACCCAGCCGTTACATCATCTAACTCCTCTGATGAAACTGGTATTGTAGTTGCTGGTAGAGGGGTAGATAATCATTACTATATTTTAGATGATAAAAGTGGTATCTTTTCTCCAGATGTATGGATAAAACGAGCAATAGAATTGTTTTATAAATATGAAGCAGATAGAATAGTTTGTGAAGTGAACAATGGTGGAGATTTAATTGAGAAATTGTTACGAGTCCAAGATGTTAATATTCCCTATACTTCTGTTAGAGCAACCAGAGGTAAAATCCTACGAGCAGAACCTATATCAGCCCTCTATGAGCAAAATAAAGTCAAACATAATGGATTTTTTAAGGAGCTGGAAGAACAAATGACGCAATATACACCTGATACAATAAAATCACCAGATAGGCTTGATGCTTTAGTATGGGCTATTACTAGCTTGCAATCATCAGGGAAAGCAATTTTTAGAATTACATAGAGGAAAATAAATGGGATTATTTGATAGGTTTAAATCTAAGAAAGTTGAAAAAATGCAGAGAAAAGAAGCCCCTCAAGTTTTAATAAATAAGATAGATGCTTATGCTGGAAAAGTAAACAGACGATATAAGGAATATGCAAAAGACGGATATCAAGAGAACTCTATTACTTATCGTTGTATAAATTTAATAGCTAACAATGTATCGGCATGCCAGATGAAAGTTTTTGCAGGCGATAAAGAATTAGATAACCACGAATTAATATCTTTACTAGCAAGACCAAACCCTTTGCAATCTGGCAAAGAATATTTTTATTCCATGGTAAGTTATCTTCTTATTTCAGGTAATACATATATGCTTAGAGATAAAGAGTTTGGCAAGCCAAAAGAATTATATTTATTAAGGCCAGATAGAATTGAAATAAAAGCTAGTAATTCAATGATACCAGATAAATATTTATATAAGGTTGATAGTAAAATTATATCTGAATATCCTGTGGATAAGTTATCGGGTACATCACAATTAAAGCATATAAAACTTTGGAACCCTTTAGATGACTTCTACGGTATGTCGCCCATAGTTGCTGGTGCATATAATATTGACCAACATAATTTAGCTGGGTTGCATAATGTAGGCTTACTTAAAAATGGTTGTACCCCTTCTGCTATGCTGAAATTCCAACCTAAAGATGAAACAGGTATGTCAGCAACTTTAACAGATGACCAAAGAGCGCAAATACTTGATGACCTAAGATTTAGATTCGAAGGTGCAAATAATTCTGGAAGGCCATTACTTTTAGAAGGGGATTTTGATTATGTGCAAATGGGCTTAAACCCTAAGGATATGGATTTTCTTGAGCTAATGAATATGTCAGCGAGAGAGATTGCATTATGTTTTGGTGTGCCAGCGCAGTTGGTAGGTATCGCAGACCAGACATACGCAAATGTGGCAGAAGCTAGATTATCCTTATATGAAGAAACAATTATACCTTTGCTTTTTAGAATAGAGTCAGATTTAAATGAATGGCTTGCACCTTTATATGAAGGCGATTTAACGATTAAATATGACATTGACTCTATACCAGCAATGGCAGAAAAAAGGCGACAAATATATGAAAATGTTAATACAGCAGTTAATTCAGGAATTATTACTAGAAATGAAGCTAGAGAGCGACTGGGTCTTGAACCCATTTCTGGTGCTGATACCTTACTAGTACCAAGTAATTTATTTCCTTTAGGCGAAGTTGAAGAAGCAGACGAAGAAAGAGATATGCCAGTTGATGCAGAAGGGAACGAAAAATATGACGACACACTAGAAATGCTTTATGGCACTAAAGCTATGTTAGAAGAAGATGTATTTGATAATGAGCAAGAAGCATTAGATAGAGCAGAACAGATTGGTTGCGAGGGTACACATACAATGGAAAAAGACGGTCAGACTGTTTATATGCCATGTTCTACCCATGCAGAATATGATGAGTTATTAGAAGAAGATAAAGCTTTATCAGATTTAGACCTTACAGCAACTGCTGGAATGAAAGCAGAAGCAAGAAAAGGCTTAGAATGGAGAAAGGAATTTAACAGAGGTGGCACAATGGTTGGTGTAGCAAGAGCAAACCAAATTGTTTCTGGCGAAAGAATGTCGCCAAGTACAGTTTTAAGAATGTACTCCTTTTTTTCTAGGCACGAAGTAGATAAACAAGCAGAGGGTTTTTCACAAGGCGAAGAAGGTTACCCAAGTGCTGGTCGCATAGCTTGGGCATTATGGGGTGGTGATGCTGGCTTTTCTTGGAGTAAAAAGAAAAGAGAACAAATTATGAAAGAAAGAAAAAAAGGTTACAATACCGAAGAAGAAGAAGAAGAAGAAAAAGGCGCATTTGGTCTAACAGATGCTGTAGAAAAAGGTTTAAGAGAAAAAGTAAAAGAGCATAATGATAAATATGGTGATAAGAAAGGAAAAAAAGTAACTTTAGGTATGTTGGCAAGTAGCTTTAAAAGAGGTGTTGGAGCATATAGAACTAACCCTCAATCTGTCAGACCAAGTGTAAGAGCAAGTGGTGGTGAGGACCGTTGGGCTTATGCCAGAGTAAATGCCTTTCTTTATGCAGTGAGAACTGGTAAATTTAGAAGTGGTAAATTTGATTTAGACTTACTGCCTAAAGGACACCCATTAAGCACGAGGAAATAATGTTTAAATATAGTAAAAAATCATTAGAAAAGTTAGACGAAGTACACGAAGATTTAAGAACTGTATTTTTAGAAGTAATAAAAATTACCCCTATTGATTATGGTATTACAGAGGGTATGCGTAGCTTAGAAAGAGCAGAGCAACTTAAAAAAGAAGGGCTAAGCAAAAATGGCACAAAATCAAAGCATTGTCAGGGTAGAGCAATAGATATTGTATGTTATAATGGAAAAGATGTTACATGGAATTTGGAATACTACGAGGCAGTTGCACAAGTTGTAGGTGAAGTATCAGAATTATTAGATATACCTATTCGTTGGGGTGGTAGCTGGATAACAGGTAATTTCAAGCTAAATAGAGATATGAAGTTTATAGATGCAGTCCACTTTGAGCTTGGTTAATGAAACATACAAAAAAAGAAATATCACAGCATTTATCTAAGGTTGCTGAATTAGGTTGCATAGTCTGTCGTAAAATGGGTTACCCTGATACACCAGCAGAAATACACCATATAAAAAATGGAAGTGGCATAGGTAAAAAATCTAGTCATTTAGAAGCGATACCACTTTGTGCATACCACCATAGAATTTCAAACGAAGCCTTTCACCATAGCCCTAAAAAATTTACGGAGAAATGGGGTACTCAACAAGAGTTATTAGGCGAAACAAAAGAACTTTTATATGGCAGACAAAATTAAAATCAATAGAAGAAAAGAATATAGAGAACAATTAAATTTATATCTAAATCTTACAAAAAATCTTAATGCAAAATTAAAAAGACTTTTTAGAAAAACAGGGCGACAAGCAGAAAGAGAATTTTTAGAAACTGGTGATATGTACTATAAATTTTTAGAGCCTTTTTCTAATGAATTATATAAGACACTTGCAAGGCATTACGAAGCAGTTATAAGGCAAACAACTGAAAGAATAATAAAACAAAGAACCAAGCAAGAAGATGAGATTGATGTTATTGTGCAAACATATATTGCCACAGTTACAGCATCAAAAGTAACACAAGTATCAGAAACCACTAAAAAACAAATAAGACAAGCAATAAAAAAAGGTATTGCCGAAGGTTTAGCCATTAATGAAATTGGGAAAATTATAAGGCAGAATAAATCTTTTTCACCCTATCGTTCTACAATGATTGCAAGAACAGAAACCCACTCTGCTATGAACTACGGTAATTTTGAAATATCAAAAACTCTAGGTCTTAATAACCCTGTAAAACAATGGAATGCAGCGCAAGATGATAGAACTAGAGAATGGCATAGAAATATGGACGGAAAAGTTGTTGCCAGAGATGATGTTTTTAAAGTAATGACCCCTATAAAAGGTGGTGGTGCCGTAGAAAAGAGAATGATGTATACTGGCGATTACCAAAATGGTGGTGGCTCTAATGTTATAAATTGCCGTTGTTTTACCCTCTATTACGACTCTGAAGACGAAATAATTTAAAAACCCTATATAAATCAGACACTTATATACCAATAAATACCTGTACCCTATACCAATACAGTATATAATTAAATTATATATAAGAGATTATATATAAATAAACAACAACAGGAGAAAGAAAATGCAAAGTATATATAAAATGACAGTAGAAGAATTAAAAGAATGGAATGAAAAAATAAATGAAAAAATGGTTAAGTACCAACATAGCCCAATAGATATGGAAGCACTATGGGAAATAAAAAGAAGGATACAAGTCAGAATTTCACAAAAAGAAATAGGCTTATAAATTAACAGGGGGCTAGAAATGGCCCCTTTCTTTAAACTTAAATAGGAGATAAAAATGTCAAAACTAGTAGAAAAAATAAATAATATTGAAACCATTCGAGATGGCATAGATATAATGATGAAATATGCAGAGCAAGACCACAAAGAAAATTTAGAAAAAACACTTGGTTATTCCATAGACCTTGAAAAAAATAAATATTATTTGTTTAATTGGGGTTACACAAAAACGCAAAAATATATAAGAGTATGGAGAGAAACGGAAGACGGCACTAAAAAAGCCTTTGCATTTATTGTTCGCTTAGATAACGATAAACTATTTAGAAGGGGTGATATTTTATTGCCTAGAAGCTGGAAAAAACCTGCTAGAAACCAACCAAGAGGAAATGTTTTTAATGGTGATTACTATATTAGCTTTATTGGTCCAATGGAACTAAATACAATTAAGCAACTTAAAAAACTAAGGGGGGAAGAATGAGTACAAGAGCAAATGTTGTAATTAAAAACGATAAAGGCGAAGACCTCTGGCTATATAAACACCATGACGGTTATGTAAGTTATACTGGGGGTGAGTTAGAGTTTGCCTTTACTTTTAAAAGAGATGTAGAAGCGAGTGTTGAATATCTTTTAGAAAATGGCTTTGAAGTTACAGAAGGAGAACATGGCGATATAGAATATTTGTATGTAATAAGAAATCTAGGTAGTAATAACATAATGATATCTGTTTATCATTATAAATGGAATGGTGAAAAAAAAGAGGGCAAAGAGATATTTTGTCAAAGTGGACAATATAAGATTACTTGGGTTAAATTTGCATTATTTGTTTTATCAGAAAAGCGAGTAGAATTGGAGCATAACGAAAGATATCTAAAGAAAGAATTGGAAGAATTAGAGTTTTTGCAACAAGACTTGCCTATTAAAGTAATTCAATAATATACTTGCTAGATGTTGTTGTTGGGGTGGTGTAAAAAGCCACCCTTTTTTTTCTTGTGTAATCTATAATTTTATTGTTATTATATGATAACGAAACTTGACAGGGATTGTAAATTATGTCTGAAGAAAGCCTAGATTTACTAAAAGGTGTTCTTGACTTTGATTGCGAGTTTAAAGGAATAGATACAGACGAAGACGGAAGCTTTGAAGGGTATGCTTCTGTCTTTGGTAATAAAGATTTAGGAAATGATGTAATCAAGCAAGGTGCATTCGCAAATTCTATTAAATATAAAAAACCTAAGCAAATTAAATTACTTTATCAACATAAGACTGACGAGCCTATAGGTGTTATAGACTCTTTAGCAGAAGATAGTAGAGGCCTAAAAATTAAAGGCAGATTGGCTATGGGTACACAGAAAGGCAGAGAAGTCTATGAGCTCATGAAAATGGGTGCTTTAGACTCTATGTCAATAGGTTATAAATTAAGTCCTGAGGATTATAAATATAGTGATAAGTTAAAGAAAAGGACAATTACAAATTTAGAGTTAATGGAAATATCAATGGTAACTTTTCCCATGAACCCTAAAGCTAAAATAACTAAAGTTAAATTAGCAAATATGGACACAAGAGAACTTGAAGAATACTTGCGAGATGTTGGTGTCATGTCAAGTGCTGTTGCGAAACAAACTGCGAACATACTATATAAATCTTACCAAGAGCAAGATTTATTAGAACAGCGAGATGTTGTTGATAGTGTTAAGCATTTAATTGATATTATTAAACGATAACAGGAGTTTATTATGAGTGATGAAATTAAATCTGTAATAGACAATTTGGCTTCTACTTTTGAAGATTTTAAAGTAGAAAATACAAAGCGACTAAAAGAGATTGAAGAAAAAGGCTCTGCTGACCCACTTCTTGAAGAAAAAGTCAATAAAATGTCTGATGATTTAGGCAAAATGGCTGAAGCACAACAAAAGTTTGAAATTCAAGAAAAGGCTTTAGAAGAAGCAAAAGCAAAGCTTGAAAATTTAGAAACAGCTATTGCAAGACCAAATACATCTATTGAAACTAAAGATGTTGATATTCAAATGAAGGCCTTTAGTAGCATGTTAAGAGTTGGTAAAGACAACATGGACGAAGTGGAGAAAAAAGCATTATATGAGTCTGACAATACATTAGGTGGTTTTTATGCTCCAGCAGAGTATGTAGCTGACCTTATTAAAGGGGTTACAGAAATATCACCAATTCGTTCTATTGCGAGAGTAAGAACAACATCTAACAGAGGTATTGAAGTTCCTAAAAGAACAGGTCAATTCTCTGCTTCTTTTGTTTCTGAAACAGCGACTAGAAGTGAAACAACAGGCTATACAACTGGCTTAATGCAAATTGATGCTCACGAGTTATATGCCTTAGTTGATATTTCTCAAGCTATGTTAGAGGACTCTGCATTTGATTTAGAGTCAGAAATGAACCAAGAATTTGCAGACCAGTTTGCGAAAGCAGAAGGTACAGCATTTGTTTCTGGTGATTCAATCGGACAGCCACAAG